GACATGACCCCCAGCCTGACCGCGGCCCGTCCGCGGCTGTCCGCCAAGGGCCCGGCCCGGCCGTGGTTCCGTATCGACCGGCACGCCGGTGTCCGCCCGACCCTGCCCGGCGGTATCCAGGCGATGCTGCAGAACGGCATCCTGGACCGTGTGTTCCGGGACGCGCTGGTGCCGAACTTCCTGTTCCCGCAGATCGCGGACGCTGAGCCGTGGATGGGCGGCCTGGGCGACACCAAGACGTTCACCCGCAAGGGCCTGCTGGCCCCCGTCACCACTCCGGTGACCGGGTCGGACCCGTCGGCGGCGACCTACTCGATCGAGCAGTGGTCCGTGACGATGGACCAGTACGCGAACAGCATGGACACCAACATGCTGGGCAGCTCGATGGCGCTGGCGTCGAAGTTCCTCGCCGACGTGGAGAACCTGGGTATCAACGCAGGTCAGACCATCAACCAGGTCGCCCGGAACAAGCTCTACAAGGCGTACAGCGGCGGCCGGACCTGGTGCACCACGGCCGGTTCCTCGGACACCAGCATCATCGTGGCGTCCACGGACGGTTTCGAGACCGTCATGGTCAACGGTGTTCCGACCGCGGTGTCCGCGTCGAACCCGCTCACGGTGAACATCGCGGGCACCGGCAACACGGTGACCGGTGTGAACACGGGCACCAAGACGCTGACCCTGGGCACGGCCCGCGTCGACGTCGCCGGTGACTATGTGGTCGCGGCGAACGCCCCGGTGACCGTTCGGGCGACCGGCAACTCCGCCTACGACCTGTCGTCGTCGAACGTCGTGACGTTCGCGAACTTCCGGGCCGCGGTGGCACGTCTGCGGAAGATGGCGGTCCCGACGGTGGGCGGCTACTACGTCGCGCACATCGACCCCGACACCGAGGCGCAGCTGTTCGCGGACTCCGACTTCAAGCAGGCGCTGCAGGGCCGCGTCGACTCCCCGATCTACACCGACCTCAGCATCGGAAGGTTTGCGGGAATCGACTGGGTGAGGAACCTCGAGGCGCCGGTCATCACGAACGGTGGCTCGGCGGGCACCCTGACGGTGCACCGGCCGATCGTGCTGGGTGCGAACGCGCTGATGTCGGCGCCGTTCGAGGGCACCAACAGCCTCCTCGCCGGAACCGGCGTCGAGGACGTGCCCGAGATCCGCACCATCCAGGCGGCCCCCGGCGTGGACGTCACCCTGCTGGTGCGCCCGGCGCAGGACCGCCTGCAGCAGGTCATCTCCTCGACCTGGTCGTGGGTCGGTGACTACGGCGTTCCCTCGGATGCGGGCACGGGCGATGCGGCGCTGTACAAGCGCGGTGTCGTCATCGAGCACGCCTGACCCCCGTCTCCCGTCGGCGCGGACGCATCCCTGTCCGTCCGCGCCGGCGGGCCCCTTCACGAAGGAAAGAAGGTGAGCAGCGATGCGTGTGCGCATGCTGCGGACGACGCGGGCGTACTGGAACTACGAGGTCCGCGAGTTCAGCAAGGGCGAGGAGCTGGAGGGCGATCTGGCCCGCCATCTCGCCGTGAACGCCCCGGAGGGTTCGGTGGAGGTCACCGAAGCCGACCCGGAGCCCGAGCAGGTACCGGAGCCTCCCGAGGACCCCGGCGCCGGCGCGGACGACCCGGGCGCCGACGGTGACGAGCCGCCGGTGGACGGCACCATCGACGCCCTCATGGCGTGGGTGGACGGCGACCCCGAGCGCGCTGCCGCGGCCCTGGCGGCGGAGCAGGCGAAGGACAAGCCCCGCTCCACCGTGGTGAAGCGGCTGGCGGCCCTGGCCGACACCGACGCCGACACCGAGGAGTAAAGGGGGGCTGCTGATGTCCCCGACCCCTCTCGCCACCCAGGCGGACCTCGAGGCCGCTCTGCAGCGGACGCTGGACCCGGCGCAGGCGGCGATGGCCTTGCGCCGGGCCTCGGCCCGGGTCCGCAAGTACTGCCGCCAAGAGTTCACGCTGGTGGAGAACGAGACGATCACGCTGCCCGGCAACGGGCGGGTGCTGCGGCTGCCGCAGCGTCCCGTGGTCGTCGACGACACGCACCCTCTGGCCGTCGTCGAGTTGTTCGGGATCGCCGACCAGGAGTACGAGGCCCTCGAGGGCCGGGACTTCACCCGGATCGGTTCCGAGCTGACCCGCGGCGAGCAGTGGTGGGCGCCGACCCGGCTGATGGGCTGGCCGTTCATGCGGCCCATGGGGATCTGGGCCCAGCGGGTCCGGGTCACCTACAGCCACGGCTGGGCGGAGGTCCCCGACGACGTCGTCGACGTGGTGCTCGATCTGGCACAGATGTCGATGACGAACCCGCAGGGCCTCCGGTCGGAGTCGATCGACGACTACTCCCGGACGTTCGCCGCCGAGACCATCGGCGGATCGCAACTCACGCCCGAGCACAAGGAAGCCCTGCGGCAGTACCGCGGCAGGTCGTTCTCCGTGGCGCCGGTGACGTGATGACAGCGATCGACATACAGCCGCTACTCGCCGCGGGCAGGGCCGCCCATGAGCAGCTGCTGGTGGACACGTGCACGATCAGCCGGCCCGGTGCTTCGACGCTGGACCGCTCCACGAGTGTGCTGACGCCGGGCGCGCCGACCGTCCTGTACTCGGGCCCGTGCCGGTTGAAGCCGCAGCGTGTTCCTCGTGACGAGGACGCGGGGGAGCGGTTGACGGTGGTGGCCCGCTACGAACTCGCGCTCCCGTTCGGATCGCTGGCCACCGACGACCTCCAGGTCGGGGACACGGTCACGATCACCGCGTCCGGTGACACCCGGCTCACCGGCCGCCCGTTCGCTGTGATGGCCGTCGATTTCAGCAGCACCGCGACCGCCTGGCGGATGACGGTGCAGGACGACACGTGAGGGGAGTCTCCCGATGACGCCCCCCGCGGTCCTTCCTCACGTCGACGCGGTCACGGCGGCCCTCGAGGCAGCCCAACTGACCGTCTACACGGGCGGGGCACCGGCCGGCGTGAAGCCGACCGCATCCACGCCCTACGTGGTCCTCTACCCCGACCCGGGCCGGGCCGAGCGGGCCTCGCTCGCCGACGACCGGGTCAACTTTTCCGGCGTCGTCCAGCTCACCTGCGTGGGGCTGACGGCGGAGCAGGTCATGTCGGTGTCCGACCGGGCCATGGCCGCCCTGTCCGTCGTCCTCGCGGTCGACGGGCGCACGTCCTGGAAACCGGAGGCCCTCGACGGGCAGCCGGTGCAGCGCGATGACGACGTCGTCCCGCCTTGCTTCTACGCCGTCAGCCGCTACCGGCTGCGCTCTGTCCCCCAGTAAGGAGACCCTCATGGCCACCCTGACCACCCAGGTCATCAGCCTCGCGGGCATGGCCCCGACCTACAGCGCCGCCGCCGCGTCCACGAAGATCGTGTGCGGTGAGCGGACGTTCCTGCACGTCAAGAACGCGAACGCCAGCTCGATGACCGTCACCCTGTCCTCGACCGCGAAGGTGCGCGGCCAGGTGGCCGCCGACGTCGTCGTCACGGTCCCGGCGACCACCGGCGACATGATGATCGGCCCCATCACGCAGGACCTTTTCGCGGGCGTGTCGGACGGCCTGGCCGCCGTCGCCTACTCGTCGACCACGTCGGTGACCGTCGCCGCTGTGCGCATCTGACCTCCCCGCACCGTCCCGTCCGCCCCGCTGCTCGGGGCTTTTTTCATGCCCTGAGGAGGGTTCATGTCTGACCTGATCAGCGATGGCAACACCAAAGTGAGCTGGGTGGGATCCATCGCGAACATCAACGCCCCGACAGCCGCAGAACTCAACGGCGGCTCCGACTGGACGCTGCGCATCACCCCGGACGGTCTGAAGACGGACCCGAGCACGGCCGACGTCGACACGTCGTCGCTCGGCTCGACGTTCACGACCAACCAGCCCGGCCGCCGCAGCTACAGCGTCGAGTTGACGTTCAAGCGTGGCAGCAGCACGATCGAGGACCAGCCGTACACGACGCTGGTCTACAACGCGTCCGGCTACCTCGTCGTGCGCCGCGGAGTGGCTTTCACGACCGCCTACGCCAGCGGCGACAAGGTCGAGGTCTACCCCGTCACGGCGGGCGAGGCGCAGAACATCGCGCCCGCGGCCAACGAGGTCAACAAGTTCATGAGCCCGATGAAGGTCACGTCCGACCCCGCCACCCGGGCCGTCGTCGCCTGATGCCGGACATCTCGGAGCTCTTGGCAGGGGCGTCGCCTCGTGAGACCACCGTGCAGGTGTGTCTCGCGGGCGACGCGGGCGCCGACATCGAGGCACTCGAGGCGGAACTGGGGCAGCTGGGGGAGTGGCAACCGACCTCGCTC